TTAATAACATTCAGATTTTTCAAATAATCCCAGCGTTTTGCGGTCATGCCAGTTCTAGAAACATGAGTATTCATAAATTCGACTTCTTCCTCAATTTTAGCAACGGCTGAATAGATTTCTGACCAATTCTTAGCCTTATACAACAACTTCGAACTGTAATGAGTAGTATTGTAGGAATAACCTAACAAAATGGTTTTGATACCAAGCTTAATTGCTGTTTTAGCATGATCCAATGAGTCTTCAATGAAGACCATATCATACCCAAATTCTTCTTTGTACTTTTTCAGGCATTCATCCTTTTTTGCACTCATTGGCAACAATGTGCCCGGCATATCAACGCCAAAACACTCTTTCAAATTCTTGGCGCGCATGTCAAAGCATTCTTCTTCCTTGCCTTCAGTTGCGCCAGAAGAAAGCCAAACAATATTCTTTGTTTTGTCCAAAAGAAGCATAGACAAAAATTCAATTGAACCATCAACGGGCTTCAATTGACTGAAATATTCGCTACTGTTGAATTCTGCGATATAATCGACAATTTCCTTAGAAGTCAAAGGATATTTGTCAGTCAACGCGTACTTTGAAGGAGTTGTGTCATGTAAAGGTTTGATGCCTTTTACATCAACAATCCATCTTTCAAATCCATTAAACCAATCCAATAATACACCATCTACATCCGTAATAATGTTTAGCATGTACTGTCCAAGTCCTTAATTGAGGGAAATGCTTTCATGATAATATTTTTGTTTAGTCCTATCGGAAATGCTTTATCCTTCACCCAGCATAGTAAATCGGCGTCATCTGGATGTAGGTCTTTCAAAAGATTGATAAACCATTGCTCACGTTTCATTTTATGTTGATGACGCAACACACCATGATCAGTGCCGTTTATTAGTTTACGTGCTTCCATGTACAAAATTTCCTCCTCAGCGCCAGGATCGTAATCATCATTCTTATGCTCGTAAGGAGGTTTACCAGGAGGCAAATCGAAGCGAACCTTATCAGTTACCCACAACCAAAACACTGTTTTGAAAGGCTGCGAATTACAATTGGCCCTTAGAAACGCAATAGCATCCTTTTCATTTTTTGACTTACATGCTTCTTTGACAATTGTACCCATTGCTTTTCTAATCATTGTAATACCTTTTTGCAGCAATCACAAACAATAGCTGGCCCATTAAAGCCATAACAGAGATAATAAGTTTGAAGCGGATGTAGGCCAAGCTTGCACAAAGTCACCTGTAAAACCTTCTCAATGAACAATTTATACCAAGGCGCAATTTTGTACTTGCAGACAAATTGAAATATTCCAGCACTTTCAATATACATTGGTTGAACATCAACCAATTCTGATGCTATCAATGAAGGAGTAAAACGTCGAATAATTATTTGATTGTTATTTGGACTCATTGAAACTCCTGAATATCTGCCATCAACTTATGTAGATGATTCTTGAAAAAATAATCCATCAACCCATTGGCTTTCTTATCTTGTTGTTCAAAGTATTGTTTCTTTATATCAGAAACAATTCCAATTGGAGTTCCATTTCTTAAGTTGACCAACCTATTGTTACGCGGCCAATTTCGGTTAATAACTGCGTCAGAATCTCTCAGCAACTGGTCGCTCATTGCATTCCATTCAAGCATTTTCTTGGCAGTAATTGATTTCTGTTTCTTATTTTTTGCCATGAAAACGTCGTCGTCACTCAAGATATTTGGCACACCGTCTGCGACATCGCCTTTCAAAATCAACTGGCGTAATGACGCGTCCGGATCAGTTGAAGTAATAAACACTTTCTTTTTAGGATCATACTGGTCGGCAATATGTCCTAGTTGGCCATAATCCTTATCAGAAGACACTATCAATGTTGGATAATGGACTGCTTGCTGGCTTCTTTCAGAATCTAAGACCAAACCCCCAAATTCATTGGGCTCTGTATCAACGCAAGAAAAATAAGCATGATTGGCAAGTACCGCAATAACATCATCCCCTTCGGCTCCATAAACATTGACAACAATGTAACGAAAATGTTCCTTGATTTCTTGCTGAATATGATTCAATGACGCATGAATTGAGTCCCAATCAAATTCATCCTTGGTCTTACCTTGGCGCCTCTCATATTTGTACGCAGGAAAACAATCTCTACGCCAGCAGTGATGATTATCACAGGCTAGGACAATTTCCTTCCCATACTTATGTGAGTGCTTGCGTTGAACGTGCAAAATAGAATTGAGCACAAGGTGACGCAGAAAGCTCTCATCAACTTTACCTTGCACTGCTACCGCATGCAGCGCAGCATAGGCAATTTGACTGAAGTCAATTATGATCATGACAACGAAGTACCGTTATTCCAGATCCAGCAAAAAGGCATGCAAACCAAAGTTTTGGATCAGAAAGCGCGCCATGATGCGGATAAATATTAAGTGCTATAACTATAAGCACAAGACCAACCCAATAATTCCAGTCTAACTTTATTTTCATGGATTTTCCTGATGTTGGCTAAATATCACCATCAAAAAACAAATTATTGCGCCTACTACCAGTGTTGGGAAATTTGCAATTGTACCAATCAAAAAAAGCACCCAACCCAACGCTGTAAGCAGTTTCATTGTTTCTGTGGTCATGGCGTCACCTAATCACTCAGCACGCATCAAACAATTCATATTTGTAACAAACTCTTTCCATGTCTAACCTGTGCCGAACGGTTATAAATCTACCGTCCTCTACATACCGTATGTATCTATATTCTGTGGATGGTAATATCTTCCAACCGCATGCTTCTGCAGCTTCAACTGTTAGCCAATCATCCGCGTCAACATCCTTTTGGCCATAATTAGAGTCTAACCAGGCATCACAAGCATCGCACCTATAATGTTTTTTAGCAACGCGAATTTCGTCAGTAAGTAGACTGATCATACCACGTTAACCCTCAAAATTAAACATTTGTCTGTCATGCGCCCAGTATGAGGTTGCTCTTTGGTTGTCAAAGATTCATAGACCCTTTCCGCCGTCTTGAAAGTACCTTTACGCATTTCCGTAAGTGAGATAGAAGGCTTGCGCAATGTGCGACATACTATCGTGTGGGCCTTGACCTTGCTATTGGAGATCGTCAATCTCTGGCCGTCAGGATTGGTGAATTTGATGAGCTTTCGAGCTTTTTCATCATAAACGAACAAAACACTGGATGTCAGGATAGCTTCTGGATTGACAGACTTAAACCCATCCACTTCTTTGGCATACCGCAACTTTGAAACTTGCTTGGATGCCGTAAGAGGCTTGCGCTTACGGATGACAGTGGTCTTTTTGCGAGCCTTTTCCGTACTGGTCAATCGTGCTATGCCTTGAGAAGCAACTTCAAGTCGCTTGATTATTGAACGCAAATTCAGGTGCTCGTAACCTTCTGGATCGTTCTTGGCCGCTTTGTATTCATCTAGCGACGAATCAATATGAGCCTTGATACGATTCATTTCAGGTACGGTCAAATCATTCAAAGCTGTAAGAACGATATCTCCCGTGCCTTGTTCTAACTGATCGAACAAATCCCAATACACCTTGGAGACCAGTTTCCGACGTACAACAGCAGCGCCTATTCTAACGCGTTCGCGTTCTTGATGAGACTCATTGTAAGCAATGCGAGCTTTTTCGATAGCTTTCTTGCAAGAGTCATCAATATAATTGATGACTTCAAGCTGGTTGATAAAGGTACTACCTTTCATGATAGCACGAGCGCAGTAACAAGCTGTTTGCACTATTTGAAGTGCTATGCCTTGAAGCAGAGAAAGGTCTTCTTCGCTGTACTGCAAACGATTCTTGGCATATTCTAGAATCCACTTTCTGCGATCTTCTGGTTCAGAGTTAAGATTGTACCAGTTCAACAACTTACTAAGTTCAATGCCTTGCGCATTGATAACCACAGATTCAGAACCATAGAGCCTATCCATCACCGCTGGACGGTTAGCCATAGATATAACCTCTCGTGAAGAGCAAGTTAAATTGCGGGAGTGCACAGCAAATCTTAGTATAACGTAATTCTATCATTTTAGCTTAATCTAAGTTAAATCAGGAATTTTCATGATTTAAGAGAAAAACACGGGGTAGTATGGGTAGAACTATCGACTATACGTAAGTTATTGATTTTATTGGTCATGAATCACAGAATATCAAGAATTTTTATGAGTCTGTGAATGCATCCACATCCATTTTGTTATGAAATATGCGTCTATGATATCAGATGATGGGTTATGCTGTTTTTCTGTCTCATGCAATAATTCTTTGAGCTTAGTATAACCTGTTTCCAACTCAAATTGCTCTTTCAATAAATCTTTACCTGCATTGCCTTTTCCTGTAGCGAATTTCTTTATTACAGTCGGCGGAACAGTTTCAAATTCTATTCCTTTTTTCCACAAAATTTGTTTCAAAGCTCCGGTAGATTCGCCAATGTTAAAGACAAGTCCAGATGTTGAGCCGAACGCATATCCTTCGATTGCAACCTTCTTTACGTTATGTTGCCAAAGAACATCCAGTGCCCAGTTAGAATACCAATGAAATCTTTCCTCTTGCTTATCCCAAGTAGAGATAGTGTCATACGGAAACAATTGAATGGAGTTGTCTGCTTTTTTACTGAAAAAGTGTATGTTGCAGTTTTCATAACAAAATGGAGTCCTGCTATCCGTAATGCAGATAGCAGGACTTATCATACTCCAATCAATTCCAGCAATATTCATGCTCAATTGTTCTTTGATACAAATGCATTCATTGCTTCTGCAAGGACCAACGCATCTGTTAAAGTTTTTTGATATAATGATTGTGCTTTTTCCAATTCCTCTTTAGCTTCCTTAAAATCTTTCATGCCTAAATCACCAACATCCTTCATGTATCCGCTTACAAGATGAAAATTACTCTCAGCTATTTGATAAGCAACATCATTCTGGCGTGTAACGATATTTACAGCCTGATTCAGTAGCATTGCGCGAAGTTCATATGGTGTTTGACTCTTATTCATTTGTGTATCCTCTGTGTGTGTTTCAGGCTTTCTGTTTGTGATATTCGCAAGCAGCCTGATACGCTTGCTTATTGGTATCATATGGGCCGAAAGATTTCCAACCTAGTACATATGGGTCAAAAATCCTCAAGCTGCGCTTGCCTGTATGTTGTAACGTAATAATCATGTATTTAACATTATCTGCTGTAGTGTAGCTAAATTCCCCAGCAGATTGATTCCATAAATTGATTTCAG